GAAGATTAACAAGCGCGTCATAATGTTTGGCCGCGCGTTCTTGTTCTTTAGCCGCCGCTTCCTTAGTAGCTTGATCTGCTAATCGTGCTTCTTTAGTAGCAGTAATACCTGCCAATAAATCTTTGCGCTCTTGATCCGCCTGACTTTCAGCCAATGCTACACCTTGAGCATAAGACCCCATAAGATTCAGATTAGGAACCTGAAATTCTGGAACTGGCTGATATTGAATAGGCATTACAAATTATCCATATGTTGGAACAGGTCTGTTACCCATAGCGCCCACAACATTAGAAAGCGCGCCGCCTCCACCAAAACCACCTGCGCCGAGAGCCGTCATACCACCTTGAATAGCCTGCCCTGCAAGTGCCGCCATTAGGTTTGTTGGTCCCATATAAGCGCTAGCATTAGCGGCACCCATGTTGGCATAGCCCTGACCAAGATTCTGACCTAACTGATTATAATTACCCGCAAGTTGCTGACCTGTGCCAGTATAAGTATTGGCTAAATTAGAGCCTGTCGTGCCATAAGTGCTGGCTAGATTTTGGCCTGTTGTGCCATAAAGATTAGCCGCGTTAGCGCCCGTGCCAGTTGCAACATTAGCAATATTCTGACCGGTAGACCCATAAAGATTTGCTTGATTAGCGCCGGTCGTGCCGTAAAGATTAGCCGCATTAGCGCCAGTTTGCCCGGCCAACCCAGACGCGACTTGAGCCGCGCCCGCGCCTTGACCACTTAAGTTTTGAAGCGCGCCAGTTTGTAACTGAGCCTGCTGCATAAATCGTTGATATGCGTTTTGATATTCTTGGCTGGCGGCGTTCTGGCCATAATCATTAATAGCTTTTAATGCGCTGCCACCGACGCTTGCGCCGCCAAGACCCGCAGCTATAGCGTTCTGTGTCGCCTGTTGACCCTGCTGGAATCGCCAAGCATAACTTGGGTCCATCTGAAGCTGCGCGGCTGTTGGCATCTGACCATACTGACCACCGGGTGCATACATAGCCGCAAGTTGATTTGTAGCTTGCGCGCCTGCGTTCATATAGGGCTGTTGATAACCAACGCCTTGGCCGTAATACTGGCCTAACGCATTAATACCCTGTTGTTGACCGCCTTGAAGCGCGCCGATCCCTTGTTCTTGCGCGGCTCGTAAAGCGTCTAATGCTGTGCCCTGCCCAGCCTGTAATGCGCCAATACCTTGTTGTTGCCCCTGCTGAAGAGCGCCAACACCTTGTTGCTGGCCTTGCTGTAACGCCGCTACGCTCTGCTGTTGAGCCTGCTGAATGGCTTGCTGCGCTTGTTGTGCTTGCAAAGCCTGCATCATCATGGCTTGTTGGGTGCCTTGATTTGAGGCATTAGCGGCGGCGGAAAAACCCATTTTAGATCTCTCTTGCTACGGTTCCATCTGGTTGTAAGACGTAACCTAGTCTATTCAATATGCTATACATATATTCATGTCCTGGCGTTACTCTTGTAAATTGCATATCCGCCAAGATTTTCTTTAATAGTCCTTTTGTCAGCCAGCGTTTGCGCCATTCAGGTAATATAGATACATGAATTTCGCCATTTTTGGAATAGAGCGCTCCTATTGCCGTGTTACCTTTTACGATTACTTTAACATCCCAATCAGTTGTAATTTCTTTATAAGTTTCATAATCTATCGGTTCATGCCAATCTGTGGCGGTAAAACCTATTTTTAAAGCTAACTCACGATTGTCTATAATCATGTAACTGCACAGGTTGAGGTGTTTGTGATATGCCAACGACCTCATTACGGAACGATTCGGTTGCCGCTGCGCCCTGACGGACTTCTTTAGCAACCTCTATCTGTAACATCGGCAGCGCTGCGACAGCGCAAACCCACTCGTCTATCTCTTTGCCCGTGTTGGGATTTGTGCCACGTAACAACGTGAACCACGCGCATTTGAGCTGCACGCAGTCCTTCTTAATCAAAGGGCAAAAAGTTCCGTTTTTAATTTCCATGTTAATTCTTCGTTGCTATGATTACGTCTACATACTGAACAGCAAGATTAATGCTTGGCGCGCTAAATCCGTGCGCATGGCCTCCGCCGCCGCCTGTATTACCAATAGAAGTCGAAGTTGATGCGCTAAGACTAGCGTAGCCAGTATTAGTTCCATATATTCGAGCCGTAGGTGAATAATTACCGCCAGATGTAAAGCCGGGCCCCCCGCCCGCATCAATACCTAAGATCGTTTGTGGCATACTGTGCGTGTGGCCGCTATCGCTAACTGAAGTCGAACTGGATGCACTATGGTTATGTGCAGGTATATCAGCCGTTGTCAGTGTGTAACTAGCGACGGTGCCGGTTACAGCTTGCGAGGCAAAGGCTGTTGTAAATGCAACTGAACCGCCAGAAGACGCTGCGCCAGATACGACACGAAGCGCCTTATTGTCGTGCGTCGTTGATTTTGTCCAACCTGTAGGCGCTGTTGTTTGAGCAAACAGCATCGCCGTGCCGGATGGAATATTATCCCATGCGCCGGTAAAGCTGGTTGCGGTAACAGAACCTGTAAACGTAGAACCGCTTGAGTTTATTGTTAAGCGTGTGCCAGCGTTAGTCTTGACCGTAAAATTGCGGTCGTCATTAATTGAGAACGTAGAGTCAGTAGAATTCGCCGACATAATTGTGCGAGCAACACCATTATTAGATAGCCAAATAGACCCCTCGTTACCCACGTCTAACGCAGCGCCAGGCGATGTCGTCTGAATCCCAAGATTATTATTTGCGTCGATAATGACAGGCGTTGTGTCAGGGTCATTAACATTTTGAGCGACAAAAATAGGCCCTGTGCCTGTCTGCACAATTTTAAGCGCCGCGCCGCTAGACGATGAGTCAATAATGACGTTGCCTGACAAAACTGGCGATAATGCCGTTGTTGGCGCTGAGATATTATCAACCGTCCAAATTTCAGTATTATTAGCGTCGCATAATTTGAACTTATACGTCGCCGCGCCGAGCCATATATTAGCCTCGCCCCGCGCGTTTAAAACAACAGGGTTAGTATTAGCCGTTGCGCCTGTGCTGTCCGTATAGGTAGGCTGCGGTGTGGTCGTGCCAGCATTATAAGTATACAATAAGCCGCCAACAAGCGGTGCGCCTGAAGCGTCCAAAAATTGCATTTTTGCTACAGGTGTGAGAACAGTCATTTAAGCACCTACAATACTTGTGACGGTCAGAATGGCCGATGGAATAGCTGGAACAGGACTTGAACTAGTAAACGCGGCAATTTGAACATTCGTATTATCTACAGACCACATAAGACGAAAATAATCACCTTTTTGAAGGTTTAGCACAAAATTCCATGCAGCAACAGACGCTGCGCTAGCGCCTTGTAAAGTTACTTTTGTGCCCGAATAAGGCACCGCCGTTCCATTAACGTCGGCCCATATATAGACATTTTTTGCCGTAGCGTTTGTGCTAACTAATTGTAAAGAAAATTGAAAGTTGTATGTGCTTGTATTATCTACATATATAAGCGATGTAGGCGACCCGCGATAAACGCCAAATTGAAGAATGTTATTAGACGCGTCAACATACGCGCTATTAAATGTGACAGCATATGCCGTATTTATCGCCGCCGCGCTTTGCGTTGTTGTATCATAATATGATCCATAACGCTCGCCAGCCTGCACAGCTTGGTAAATATTAAACAGCCATGTATACCATGCGCGGGAAACGTAATTTGTAGCTTTATCAATAAATTCTACGCGCGGTGCAGGTATCTGAGTATTATTAGGGTTTACATTAGGCATTGGTGCCGTCCACATGCAGCTCCGCGCCCATAACGGCTATCTTAACTGGATCAGTGCCCGACACCTCATACACGCGGTCACGGAGTTTAGTCGTCATGCCAAGACGCCGCCAGATCGTACGATAGCCGGTCTGTCCTATGCGGCCCATAGATTTCCAATGCTCATTAGACCATGTATGCCCGCCATCGTCGGACCATCGCAGCATAACTTGTGGGTCAACACCAGGCGCTAAAGGAGCGCTTTGAGCCAAGATATAACTACCTGACTCAGTAATTAATAAATCCCCTGCTTCTGTCGCAAGAATAGCGTTATCTAAATATAAACTATCAGCGCCTGATAGTCCGACGCCAGCTTCACAATCAAGTTGTAGGCTATGTTGAACCGTGCGATTTAAGTCATTTTGACCTGTCGGCAATGCGCGCCATGAACGCAACCATTTTTGTAATGTTCCAGCCTCTGAATAGACATTCAAATCATACGCATATATCACCCCGGCGCGATAATCTCCGATGACATTTTCATTATTAAAAAACATCTGGCTGCTACCGCGCTGCCGCGTAAACTTGTCATTATCCCAGCCCGCGCGTTCATGCCATGTTTGCGTTGCTACATCATAAACCCATGTCGTATCAGCCGTAGGAAAATTCAGCACATAAAACGAATGACCATCTTGCTGGTATGTATAGGCAACAGCGTCAGAAATTTGATTATATTGTTGAATCTGCCATTCAACAGCGTGCGTAGAAATACGTGTGCCCGAATAGCCATTAGACCGATAAACAATACCTTTACCGCGCTGATCAGTTCCAAGCCAGAAGATGCCATTGTCGAGCT